GTCGGCCGCGCGGCTTCGAAATGCTCTGCTTTCGTCGAGAACTGGTGCACCTCGTCAAGAAGGACGGCGTTTTGCGCCTCTTCCTGCGCTTGCTTCCAGCCCGTCACTTCGCCCCGAATCTTGATGAGTTCGTTCTGAAGCGCGACGAAGTTGGGATCAACTGGTGCCTGTGGGGCGGATTGACCCTGCGCCGAAAAGTCTATGCCATAGCTGCGCGCTAAGGAATAAAAATAATTGAGCCGGTCCTGCGGCGAGGAATTGCGCAGGATGTTGTCGGCCTCCATGAGCGCCCGCACGGCCTGCGGGGCTTCGATCCCGAGGCCACGGATCGTGTCCATGTAGGGCGCGATGGCCTCGTTCATGGCGTCGGCGAACTCGGCCTTGCTCCGCAGCGGCTCGACGCCCGCGCGCATCTGCTCCTCGCGCTGGTAGGCGTATTCCTGCAGGCGCGGATCGGCCTTCAGCCAGGCGTCGTGATATTCCTTCTTCCACGACTGCGGAGGCCGGCGCCAAACGGGATCTTCCGGCGCTTCCGGCGCTGCGGGCGCGGACTTGGTTGGGCTTGCCTCGGTTTTGGCAAAACGGCCGGATGCATCGCGCGAACGGCTTTCGGCAGCCGGCTCGGCGGCTTCGGGCGCCGCAGCGGGCGCCGGCGCCGGCGCTTCGGCCTCAATCTGCGAAAATTGCTCAGCAAGCAGTTCCTTGCGGCTGTCGCTGTCGACCTTCTGGATGTCGCTCATGTCATCTCCGGTTCTGCGACCGTAGCTCGGCTAGGATCTTGTCCGCCTGCCGATCGGTCATGTTCCACAGCTGCTCGCGCAGGCGCTTGATGCGCTGCTCGCGGCTCGGCGCTGTGATCTCGCGAGGTTTCGGCATCTCGTTGCCGACCTCAAAACAGTTGTGGCGTTTCAGATGCTCGCGGTGCTGCGAGCGGCTGCTGATCCACGACCCGTCCGCCATCGACTTGTAGCCGCCGATGTCTGGGACGATCTGGATCTTCGGTTCGGCGCCGGGATGGGCAATTTCGATCCGCACCATCTCCCCTTTGCGCCAGACGTAACGCGTCCTCATAGCAACAACATCACCTCCTCATCGTCAGCCTCGATGTGCATCTCGCGCTGGATTGCCGAGGCACGTTCAAGTCCAGCAAGAATGCGGTTCAGGTCGATGGTCGGGGCCTTCACGATGTCGGCTCGGCTTTCAATGCCAGCGGCCTCGACCGCCCGCGTGACCGCGTATTCGGCCGCTCCCGGTAACGTTTCCTTGCCTTCGACGATGCGCTCGTAAAGCGCAAGAACTCGCTGTCGGCGCTGTTCGACGGCTTCCTTCTCCTCGCGCATCTTGCGCGCGCGATATTCGCCGTCATGCGTATCGTCGACGTAAATGTAGGGATCAGCGCCCCACGTGGCGCCGTCCCATAGGCTCGTGTTCCAGATGCCGATCATGCGCCGACTTCAACGCCCATGGCCCGACCGTCCGGGCCGCGCACAATGCGCTTGGGAGCCGCCATCGCCTGCATCAGCGCCTGCATTAATCCAAGCAGCTGCTGCTCGCGCGCAGCGCTGTCCTGAGCCATCGACTGGATCATGGCGCGCACGTCTTCGGACATGCCGGTCGCCATGCGGTTGGTCGCCTCGCTCACGGCATCGATGGCAGGCACGTCGGCGCCCGCCGCGCTGATGCGCGCAACCAGCACCTTCGTGTCGGCATCGAGCTGCGCCTTGTGCCTCTCGAGCTCGGCGCGCTGCGCTAGCTCTTCGGCCTTCAAAGCAGCCTCAAAACGCTGCCGCTGCTCTTCGATGGCGGCCTGCGCCTGCGCCTTCATCTGCTCCATCTGCATCTCAGCCTGCAGCTTGGCCTGCATCATCTGGGCGTCAAACTGGGCCTTCTGCTGCGCGATGGCGGTGTCGGCTTGCACGCGCGCGGCCTCGGCTTGCTGCGCCATCTGCGCCTTGATCATTTCCGGGTCGGGCGGCGGCGGCGCTCCGGCCTGCGCCTGCTGCTGCTGGGTGATGCCCTCCAGCATGCGGTCAAGCGTTCCTTCAATAGGCTCAGCCTGCTTGAACGCGCCGACGCCGTACTTCATCAGCTCAATGACGATGGGCGCGGCTTGCGGCACCTGCGCGACGATCGGCAGGGCCTTTTCCAGGAACCCGCCATAGGCCTGCACGAACTCCAGCCGGTCCTGCTTGTTCTGCTGCTCGTCAATCTGGACAAGGCTGTCGCTGGCAACCTCGATGCGGAAGTTCCGCAGCGGCTTGTCGGCCAGAAGCTGCAGCGCCTGCGGGATCAACTGCTGGTCGTCCGGCGACATCTGCTGCGCGGCGGCGTACTGCAAGATGGTCTGCGGCTGGAACAGCTGGCAGATGATCTGCGCCTTGAGCCGGATGAGCTCCGACGCAAATAGCGCCACCTCTTCCTGCATGGACCGCAGCCGCAGGCCGGCGTACTGGCCCTTGATCTGCTGCGCCGTGGCCGTCTCGCTCGCGGCGGTCTGGCCTCGGATGATGTCCGAGATGCCGGTGATCTCGTAGATCTGCGCCTTGATCTGCTCGCGGGCCGTGTAGCACTGAAGCAGGGCCTGGGCGAGGGTGTCGAGCGGCAGGAGGTCGATGGAGCCCTTGAGGCCGCCCTTCTCGCCAAACGCCATCCACTTGTCGACCGGGATGAGCGCGTTGTTGTCGCCCTCGGTCAGGAGGCGCTGCAGCGCAGGCTGGGATGCATCATAGACGCCGCGCATGCGCAGCGCCTTTACCAGCCCGTCGATGCGGTCGGACAGGATGTCGAGCTCGTTGGCCTGATCCTGGTAGAGCAGGAAGTCGGGCACCGGCACGAGCGTGTCGGACGTCGTGGTCGCGTAGAGTGGCCGCGGGCAGGGATAGAAACCTTCGAGCCGGAGCGGGTCGTCGCGCTCGTCGACGAACTGTGCCATGCCCTTGTGTATCCAGTACACCTTCTGCGTCTCGCGGTCCCAGAGCTCGCAGATCTTGGCGCGTGTGCCTTCGCGCTGCTTGTTGGGGCCGTCGAGATTGTCCGGGCCGCTGTCGAGCGGGATCTTGCGTCCCATGTCCTCGCCAAAGCGCTCAACAAGCGCCTCGCGCGTCATGTAGACCCAGCGCCAGACCTGCGTGACCTCTTCCCACGTGCGCGCGCTGCTGTGACCGAAATCCTTCCAGTGCACATAGTCGACCGGCGCACATTCGTACTCGATCTCCTCCGGCACGTTTGCAGGCTCGGGCAGGTTGCCGTCCTCGTCGACGTCCTCGGTGATCTGCGGGCCGTCCTCGGGCATGCCGAGTTCCTGCGCGCGAACGTGTGGCTCGTAGCGCACCCATGCGACGCCGCGTCCGCCGAGGAAACGGTCCTCGACCGCGTACTTCATGGTGGCTCGGAAGTCGGGATAGTGCTCGATCTCGTAGTCCAGCGCCCGCTCAATGAGCTGCGCAGCAACGCGACCGACCTGGTCGTTGTCGCCAAAGCGGCGCGCAGCCGACGCCTTCGGCAGCTTGGCGTAGACCGCCGGGATCAACGTCTGGACGTTCGACCACAGGATGTTAAACTTGACGGTCTCGTTGCCCGACTGCGTGCGCATGTCGTCGCGGTAGCGCTTGATGATCTTGGTGACGCGCTTCTGCCAGCGCTCAAACTCCTTGTCGTAGGTCGAGATCGCCTGCAGGTACTTCTGCACCCCAGTCGGCTGAGCGTCGGCCATCACGGCCTCCTGCGAAAGATGACGTCGCGGTGGACATGGCCGGCGATCATGTAGCCCCAATCAGCCAGCATGGTGATGGTGTCGACGTCGGTGACGCCGTAGCGTTCGCCCAGGCCCTTGAGCTCCAGCACGATGGTTGGCCACGAGGTCTTGATCGTGCGCTCGGCGCCCTGCACGGCAAAATGCTCGAAGCCCTCGACGTCGAGCTGCAGGAGATCGCAGTCGTCGACCTCAAGGCTGTCGATGCGCATAACCGAGAACTCCGCGCCGCCCTTGATGCGGTGCGCGCCGACATTGTGCGGGTCGAAGCGTTCGATAGCCGCCGTGCCTGGCCGCGCGCCAAACGCGCCGCGATAGGCCCGCACGCGCTCGCGGTTGAAACCGAGCAGGCGCTCGTCGAGGTTCAACATTAGCGCGGCGTGGTTCTCCTCATCGGGCTCGACGGTGATGACGCGCTCGAAATGCAACGCCAGCGCAATCGGCCAAATGCCGAGGTTGCCGCCTGCCTGTATCGCCGTCCTGCGGCCATCGGTGCGCGGCAGGATGTCCGATTCGAGGTCGTTGACCTCGCTCAGGATGATCTCCAGCGCGACCTGATCGGCGTCGGGGACGTGCCAGCCTTCACGCCGCTGCATACTTGACCTCGTCCTGTTCCCACGGGCGCGGGTGGCCGTGGAAGATGATGATGCGCTCCGAGGCCGAGCGCGGGTTGGCCTTGAAGCTGCTGATCGAGCGCGGGCAGATGTCCTGCCAGTAGGCGGGCGCGATGTCGAGGTGCTGCTCCAGCCACTCCTGGTCGCCGCCGAGGTAGAAGCGCGGGTCCTCGCGAAAGGCGCGGTAGAGGCGCGACATGTCGCCCGACCACAGCATCATGCTCGACTGCATCGCGGCCTTGTTCATCCGGCCCCGGTAGAAGTCGCGCAGAATGACGAACTCGTCGTCGCCCGCCAGCTCGATGACCGGCGAGATGTCCCGCACGATCACGGTGTCGAGGTCGAGGTACAGCACCGGCCCGCGCAGCCGGAAGATCTCCATCTTCGACCACCAGCCCGGCCAGTCGTGGAGAAGCTCGATCGTCTCCAGCGGCAGCGCGTTGGGCTTGTCTGTCAGGCAGATGAAGCGGTGCATGGGAACGAACCGCCGACACATGTCGCGGAGCGCGACGACATGCCGGGGCTCATACTCGCCGCCAGAGCGCAGGACTGTGGCGATGGTGATCATCGCTGCGCGGCGCTACGCGCGAACCGCTCGTCGGACTCGCGCAACGCCCGAGCAAGATCGGCAGGCGACGGGCGACCGCGCGCGGCGATGGGGCGGGCTGGCGGCGGGCCAATTGGGTCCATCACAGGGGACGCTACGGGCGCGGGCGCAGCCATCGCCGCCATGTCCGCGGGCGACAGGCCACCGAACGTGTCTATGCGTGCGGGCTGGAACTGCATGTCTGCCTCGCTCGGCATTCCCGCCATGACAGGCAGGCGCGGCCTTGCGGGCGCAACGGGACGCGGCGGCGGCGGGATCGGGGCCGCAGCGCCGCGCGGGTCGGTTGAGGGCATGTACGGGATCGACGGCGACGGGGCGTCGTAGCCGCCGGGCGGCGTCGGAGGCAGGGCGGGGTTGGGCAGTCGCTCGTACATCTGCGCGGCGTCCGCGACATCGGCGGGCGACATGGCCGGGCGGTTACCGAAGCCGAGGAAGCGACGGATGTCGTCGAGCGAGTAGGACCGCACCGGGCCTCCGGCGGTGCCTTCGGGGCGCAGCATCGGGTCCATGATGCCCGCCATGCGGCGGTCTAATGCGTCCTGCTCTTCGCGGGTCATCGCCATGGCATCACTCCTTGTTGCGCGCGCTGATGGCGCGGGCCTTGGACTTGGCGTCTTCCTTGCTCGACGCGCCCCATGCGCGCAGGGCGAGCGCGAGGCGGGTCGGCTTGCCGTTCTTCTCCATTGGGCCGGGCACGTTGCCCATGCGCGCGAGGAATCTGGCGCGGCGCGGGTTGTCGCCGCTCTTCACGGGAGCCTTGAGCGTGCCGCCGGTCTCGGCCTTGTAGGACGCGCGGCCCTTCTCGTTGAGCCCGCCCTTGGGGTTCTGGCCTTCCTTGCGTTGCCAAGCCGGGCTGCTCATCGCTTGTTCTCCGGCTTCGCGGTCTTCGCGGCCTGCTTGAAGTCGGCCTGGCTCGGCCTGCCCTTCTCGCCGGGGCGCTTCATCCTCTCGCCGGAGCCGGCTTTGATCCGCTCCTGCTTGGCAAGGATGTTGGCGTAGAGGCCGGGCTTGTTCATGGCATCACGCCGAGAAGATGCCGACGGCGAGGACGGTGACGCCCGCGCCGGTCGTGATCTTCCACGGGCCGGTCACCGCCGCCACCTCGATGTCCACGTCGTAGACGCCGATCGGCGTGTTGGCCGGGATCGACAGGATCGTGGTCGAACCGTCGATCACCGAGACCGTCGAGGTCGCGGCGGTCGCGACGGCGACGACGAGGCGGTGCAGGTAGTCGCCCGCCGCGCCCGTGCCGCCGAGAACCTGGTTTGATTGCGAGACCGCGACGGTCTCGTACTGGTAGCGGTAGGGGTAGCTGACGCCGGCCATCTGGGCCTCCTCAGGACAGGAAACGGAGCTTGTAGATCGTCGCGTCGATCAGCGACGCAATGGCGTCGATGTCGTTTTGGAGCTCGCTGCGGTCGGGCAGCTTCTTGCGCGCCTTCTCGACGTAGGCCTTCTGGTCCTCGAAGTACGCGACCATCGCCTCGACGCCCTTGCCGCGCGGGCTGTCCATGCGCGCGACGAACTTGCCGACGAGCCCATAGCAGCCCTGATAGGCCTCGACCACGGTATCGACGAGGCCGGGGATCGCCTCGTAGTACTCGCCCAGCGCCTTGTGCGCGGCGAACGACGAGGTGGACCAGTGCATGAAGTGCGCGGCGATGGCGGTGCAGAGCATATGGCCTGCGAACTCGCCCATGCCGGCGTGGTACTCGCTCGAATCGCTCATATCCTGGCACTCCTGCTGCGCGTTTCATGCGCGGCCCACATGTCGTTCAGCGTGGCTACGTTGCTGGCGCCGACGAGCAACGGGCGGTCGGCCCTAGGCGGCTCGACGGGCGCTTCCTCGCGCCACGCGACGGCCAGCATACGGAAAGCGTCAGCCGGATGCGAGGTCCAATCGTGCCTAGGCGTCGCGCGGAAGGCGCGCTTGTCCTCGTCGTACTCGCGCTGGTACTGGCGCAGGGCCTCGATACCCTCGCGGCAGAGGTCGGCGTCGAACCAGCAGCGGGGCATGACGAGGCGTGCGGCTTGGATGCCGTCCTGCACGCCGAGGTCGGCCACGATCTGAAACTTGCCGATGCCGCCTAGCAGCGCCGCGAGCTGCTCGACGACGCTGCGCCCGCCCGAGGCCAGCGTCTTCGCCCGCGCGTCGTGCGGGAGGTGATGGCGGGCGTAGCGGTAGGGCTTGCCTGCGACGATCTCCGCGAGGTCCGCGACCGTCGAGCCGCTGCTGGCGTGGTAGTCCAGCACGTGGATCTCGCCGCCAGCGACCTGATAGAACCAGATGGCGGTGTCGTCGCGGTATCCGATGTCCCACGCGGTGTAGACCGGGCGATCGGGATCGTGCGCGACGCGCCCGATGCGGCCCGCGTCCGAGGCCTCGCGCATCTCGACGCCATAGAACGCCCCGAGGATCGCGGCCTCGAAGCTGCACTCGTACTCTTGGTCGTACTGGTCCTGCGTCAACTGCGCGCGCAGGGCGTGAAGCTCGGTCGGCGGCAGGATGCCCGAGGCGCTGGCGGGCAGGCGCAGGCAGAACCAATCCGGCGATCGCTGCGCGGCGTCGAAAACCTCGTAGAACTGGTTGCGGCCCTTGGGCGTTCCGCCGATCACCGCCCAGCCAGCTCTGTCCGAGAGCGTCGGGCGGATGACGTTGCCCCAAACCGAGGGACGGAAGTCGCCGTATTCATCGAGGTACAGGCCATTGAAGCCCAAGCCTCGCATGGCGTCGGCGTTATCGGCTCCGTACAAACCAATTTTCGCGCCGCTGATCAGTGTCAGCGTCATCATCTGCTCATTTGCGTCCGCGATGATCGGGCGAGCGTAGTACTTGAAATAGTCCCACGCCACGCGACGCGCCTGGTTCTGGTACGGCGCGACGTAGCCGAACAAGCCGTGCGGCCCCGTGTGCGCTACGGCGGCGCGGATGATGTCGTTGACTGCGGCCACGGTCTTTCCAGCGCGCCGATGCGCGACGAGGCAGGCCCAACGCTGCGTACGTTCGTGGAACGGCAGGAACGCCCGCCGCGGATTGTACGGCAGGCTGATATCAGTCAATGGGCTTTCCCCACCTGACGGTGATCACCTGCGGGCCGCCTTCCGCGCCGGTTACCTCGGTGCGCGCGAGATCCGGTACGGTCTTCTTCAGCAGGATCTCAGCGGCTCGAACCTGCGTCGGGCTTAGATCGACAACGCCCTCGACATGCGCGGCAAGGCGATTCATCAGCTGCGAAGCCTGGATCTTCGCGCGCCAATTTTCATCGAGCGTTATTCTACGCTTTCGAGCGGGCATCGCTTTGGATTGGTTGCCACTTTCGAACATACTTGACGCAGCCGCCAAGCGGGGTCGCCAGACGGCACGCCCCCAAATCATGCCCCTCTCCACGCCATGCGTCAACCGCATATCGCCATGCGTTCTTTGCAATGGTGCGCGTTCACCGGCGGTGTATGTATGCCTCATCGCAACCCCACCAACGGAGACGAACGATGATCAAGAACTCGAAGCAGAACTGGACGGTCGGCAGCATCGTGAAGGTCGGCTTCCTCACCCTCAAGGTGGCCGGGATCAGCGGCGGCGTGTACCGGCTGGTGCGGCCCGACGCCGAGTTCGGCTACACTGGCCCGGTGTGGGACTTCGTCCCGCACAGCGGCCTGTTCCGGGTCTGAGGCCGCCATGCGCGTCTCCCCCGACATGGACCTCGCCCAGCTCCGCGACCTCATGGGCGAGGCCTCCCTCCTCGACGCCGCCGCGCTGCGCGACGTCCTGATCCGCCGCCGGGTCCGCGACACGGCCCACTTGGCTGGGATCGAGTGGAGCGATGCCATCGCGGAAGCTCATCGCCGCTTGCCGGCGCACCTCCGACCCGAAACGCGCTAGAACGGCCCCAGGAGCGCCGAAGCCCGGTCGCTCGCTACCCTGCGTAGGGTCAGCGGGCTTCCGGCGTTCCTGCGCCATCCTCGGCGCTTCTGGAGGCATCCGAGGCGAACCGCGACCGGAACTTCGCCATCGCGGCGTCAAACTCGGCCTTCTGCGCGTCGGTCATGGCCGAGTACTTGCCCGAGGGCCTCGACCCCTCGACCGGCAGGGCCACCGCCCGGCGCAGCTGGTGCCGCAGCGCCTTCGCCTGCGCGACCTCGGCCTCGAGGTGCTCGACCAGCTCGGCGTAGCTTGGAAACCACCGGAACTTGCGCGCCGCCGCGTCGAGGCTCGACCGCGTGAACGCGCTGGCCGGAAATTCCAGCATCGCCGCGTAGGCCCGAACCTTCGCCAGCCCGTCGGCCTCGCCTGGCCTCGTCGCCGTCAACGTGCCGAGCGCCGTCACGAACCGCTCGGCCAGCGCCTGCGGTGCGGGCTGCAGCGCGGCCTCGGCGGCGACCAGCGCGCGCTCAGCCTCGGTCTTCTGCGTCGAGGAAATCGACAACGGAGCGCCCGGCTGCTCGGTCTGCATCCTCCCGAGCAAGGCGCTCAGCGTGAACGATAAACCCGTTGCGTTCGGCGCGAGATCCTGTGCCATTGCCCTGCTTCCTTTCGCTGCTGCGGCGCACCCAGTTGCGCCAGGTTGCCGACCAGTCGACCTTCCGCCCGGGCGCGCCGGGCTTCGCATGCCAGTAGTCCCTGAACGACGCCGCCTCGCGCTCGACCGCCACGCCGAGGCTGCCGGCGAAGGCGCGGTCTTCGTCTGAAGGCGACCAATCGTCGGGGAGGCGGGTTCCTCGATCGGCGCGCTCTGCGCGCTTCCCCCCTGCACCCCCTAGAACCGGTTTCTCAGAACTGGTTCTTTCCGAAGGAAAGGGTGGTTGTGGTTGTGGTTGTGGTTGTATGCACGTTACGTTGGTCGTTACGTCCGACGTTACGTTCATCGTTACGTTGTCCGTTACGTTTCGCGCAGCCCTCGCGGCGGTCGCGGCCTCGGTGCGCCGCTTGCGCGCGTCGTAGAGGCGGGCGGCCTCGGCCAGTTCGTGATCGATCCGGCCATGACGGATCTGACCGGACGAGACCGCGAAGAACGCAAGCACCGCGTCACGGTTCTCGATCCATTCGTCGGGCGTCATCCTGGCCGCACGAGCGAGCGCGTCGTCGCTCAGGCGCAGCGGCCCGCCGGCTCGCCAGTAGGCCATGATGAGGTGGAGGTAGGCGCCGCTCTGGGCGGCGGTCAGATGCGCCGTGTCCGCGAGGTAGTCCGCGACGTACAGCGGCATCCAGCTATCTGGTCGTCCTGCCATGATCATCCTTTCGCAGGTTGATCCGGCCAGCGCCGCGCGATAGGTTCGCGACGCCATCGTGGCCGGACCAGTTGGGTGGTCCGTTGCGCCCCGGTCTGTTTCCGCAGGCCGGGGCGCGTCATTTCTAGCCCGGCTATCGCCTGCCGTCCAGCAGCGCCCAGACGATGATGCCGATCACGACGAAATCCTGCCATCCGAGAACCATGTCTGCCTCCGTTCGGGTTGGTGGCGGGAGCGATCCATCCGGTAAACGCACCGGCCAGGGACCGGTTGACGGGCTAGGCCCGCTGGATCGCTTTCAGGTTCCGCGGCCCGCCGGCCACGGCAAGGGAGGGCCTGGCCTGTTCCTAGATCCCGAGGTCGAGCTGGACGCCCAGCCGGTCGGCGTAGAGCGTCACCGCCTGCAGCCGCTCCTGCTCGCGCGCCCGCTTGCGCTCGTCGCGGCGCAGCTGCACCACGCGCACCAGCGCCGCCGGGTCATAGCCCGCACTCTTGATCTCGATCTTCAGCTCCTTGAGGTCCGCGCGCGCTTCGTCGGCGGCGTCGAGCAGGCGCGTGAGGCGCTCGGCGTAGCGGGTCAGGTCATCGTTTTGCATGACGAACCTCCGCTGCTGTGGGACTACCCTCCTTCGCAGCGCGCACATCTTCCGCGCGCAGCTTCAGCCTTCCCAGAACGCGCAACGCAGGCAGCGCGCCGCGCCGGATCGCCGTCCTGACACCGCCAGGTGTCATCATCAATTCACGCGCGGCCTCAATTGGAGTTAGGTATTCGCTCTTTTTACTGTTCGTACTCATCGGTCATCTCCTCTAGAAAAATCTCGGCGCGGGGATTGTCCCGGTCGAGGTGATGGTACAGGTGCATTTCTCTCACCGCGCGGTCGTTGCGGTAGACGCG